ATGAGCGAAAAAATCAAGTACGGGACCGTACTCCCACAAGAGAGCATCCAGCAAGTCCAGCAAATCGCCGGTGTGATGCGCTGGTCCCAAAGCACTGTGGTTGAGGTTGCGATTGACTGGCTGCATAAGCGGTTGATCTCCAGCCCGACCGATACAGTAACCATCAGCGAAGTTGAATCCGTCGCTGACCGGCTGTTGGGGGTGACCAATGAAGCCGCAATTAACCCCAGTTGAACGCCAGGAACTGACCGCTATCGCTCTGATAGCCGGTGCGTTTGGCGCTGCCATGCAGATGGCATTCTGGGTAACCGATCTTCTCAATTTCATTGTACGGAGATAGCGATGACTTTCTCAATCAGGGTCGATTTCAGCATCATTCTGGCCGTGTTCTGTGTACTGGCGCTGTTTGGATTTGGTTTCAATGCGCTGGTTTCGTGGATGGAACGGCGCGGGTTTGCGGATGGATATGTTTCTCTGCTGGTCGCGGTCGGGGTGTTGATTACCCTGGGCGGTGTGGCAGTGATCAGCTGGCAGTCAGCAGTGATAGCCCTGCTGTTTTTTATCGGTAGCGGATTACCCATGATTATCGGTAGTGTGGTGAGGTACATGCGACGGCGGGATCAGATGATTCAACAAATCAAACAGGAGGTGCTGGGGAAGTGAGCACAAAAGCGCGGGAGTGGCCAAACGGAGCGAAAGAGGCGCGGGACCGGGCGGCTGAGGAAGCGGTGAGAGCGCTCAGAACACTAGAGCCGATGTTGAATGATCTGACCCGCGTCGAGGATATGAGACGGATCGCAATCGCGATCAACAGCCTGCAAACAATCGCCCGCCTGCTGGAACAGCAAGGGGCACAGACAAGACCGTAAGGAGTAGGGATGAGCGTATTACCAAAGGTCATGATTTTGAATATCGCTGCTGACAGAGACAGCAACCGCGGCGTGATCGTTTGGACGGATATGCCAGAGCTGGTTAAGTGCCGTACAGCGGCGATTGCCACAGCCGAAAGCGAAGCGGCGTTTGTCCTGCGCGAATGCTATGTGTATAACCATGACGGCAGCTATGAAAATTTCCACCTTGACCTGGTCAACCGGATCATCCGTGCGGAATGGCCACAAAAAGCGCTGGCTGAGAAGTGGCTTGAAAAACGGGAAGAAAACATTGCCAAGTGGGAATTGATCAGCCCCTACAACGTTGAATTTGTACCTTTTGACCAGGCAAAGATTGATGCCGGTGAATTTACTCAATGCGGGAATGAATTTTCCCATGTCATGTTCAGACGAGAACTTTAGGAGTTTATGATGTCAAACCAATTGATGAACGATTTCGATTTGCTGAATGCGGCGATGGACGCCAAACTGCCGGAGCCGAACCGTGATTTCTGGGGCCAGGTTGACCTCAAGGTCCAGCAGGTTGCCCTGGTGAAGGGCGTGGGTAAGGTGCCGTTTGACCCCGGCATCCACAAAAGCGGTGTTACCGCCATTGATATTTTCATCTACCCGCTGGCCGAAATGGGGAACATCCCCGCGAAAGCCACTGAACGCAATCTGATCGCTGAATCCAAAGAGTGGATCAATATCACTCTGGACAGCTTGAAGAAGTTGGGTGTCAGCAGCCTGGCGCAGGTGCCCGGCAAGTATGTTCATGTGGTTGCCACCCCCACCGGTGAGACCTACGAAAAGAACGGGGAGACCCGCGAAAAGACCCAGTTCTCGTTCGTGAAGATCTTCACCAGTCAGGCAGAATGCCAGGCGGACTACTTTGCTTCCACTGGCGGACCTGCCGCTCCGGAAGCACAACCCGCGCCGGTCTATCAGGCTCCAGCTCCCGCGAACGGCGGCAACGGCAATGGCAACAACCTCAAGCGGGAAACCGCCAAGAAATTCCTGCCGGTGATTGTCGAAAATGCCTGCCGCGGTCAAACGGACCTGAACGTTATCCGTCAGACGATTGCGCTGAACCTGTCCACCATGCCGATGGTGGGGGAATTCTTCACCGCGGACAGCCCGGAGGTCATTGAATTGACTCTACAGGTCATGTCCAAGGGTGTCCAGGAACAGATCCCGTTCTAGGAGGTGTACTGTGGCAACGATGACAACCATGTCCAGCGTATGGCAGCAGATTGCCGAAGATGAGTTGATTGCGGCCTACGTGCCGGATGCGGAAATTATGAGCCATGATGAGGCTCTCCACCTGGCACTGGCCCGGGATGCTGAGGCGGCTGGGAATTTGCAGGAAGATGCACTTTTGATTGGAGCCTGCTGCCCCGGATAAGGCAGTTCTCCAAATTGGGTGGCGGTGTGGTGGGACACACAGCGCGGTACCGAGTGACTGATCAAATATCGGGCTAACAACTAACTCCCGACGCTACGACTCGAAAACTACGATCAGGGTTCAAATCCCAACACCCAACATGGATGAGTTGACTTTCTGGTTCAAAACCGACCATATAAACGGGCAGCAACCAGGGTAAACGTCTTACCAGAATGTACGTGACAGCCGGAGAGACGGCACTTAATAACTGCAAATCAGATCAGAGGTGTTATGGAAAATCAGAAATTGGAACAGGACGGCGATACACAAACTCCAACTGTAGTTAAACCGAGAAATATCCCTGTTAGTGTTGAATATTCAAATCAATTCATCATTTTGATCATTGGCAATGGTCGCTATTCATTAACCCCTGCTGTGGCCCGCGATCTTGCTTTGAATTTGCGACAAGCAGCCAACCATATCGACAAAAAAAAGTCAGTTTAATTTTTTCAGTAGATAACCTGAGGTGACCATGACAACAGCAACGATAACCGCAGTGATCATCGACAGCCGGGAACCCGACTGGGTTCAAAAACTCGCATTCGGATGCCCGTCATCGGTCACCATGCTGGATGCCGGGGATTTGCTGGCCGTGACCAGCGACGGGCACATGATCTGCGCTGAACGTAAAACCCCGGACGACCTGTTATCCACCCTGCGAGACGAACGGCTGTTCCCGCAGATGCTGAAAATCTCCGAACAGCGCCACGTCCAATTGGAACAGGGACAACGGCCTACCTGGTGGCCTTACCTGGTCATCACCGGCGCACTGGGATGCAGCAAGGCGGGAAAGGTCATCACCCCGGAGCGTGGGGAAACCGGCTGGAGTTACAGCGCACTGATGGGGGCGTTGACCACTGCTCAGGAAATGGGGATTTTTATTGTGAATTGCGGGGGAGACAGCGAATATGCCCCCTCCATACTGAGTATAGGACGGCGCGACCGGGCGGATGTCCTGCCGATTCTCCCCGCACGCCAGGCGCTGGCACTGGGAGCAAAGGAGCAATTTCTGGCATCGTTACCCGGAATCGGGGTAGAGAAATCCATAGCCCTGCTGCAATGGGGCGGAGGGAGGTTGTCGGAGGTATTGGTCGGTTTGACAGATTTGGACATTGCCTGCCCGGTTGAAGGGATTGGCAAAATCACCCGCGACCGGATCCGCGATTTTCTCGGTTTGAGGGGGAAATCCAAACTCGAATTTGTTACCAACCAGAACGGTGAATCCGAACTGGTCAATATTTTCAACTAGCGACAAGGAGATTTATTTATGGAGACAGCATTAGCAACGCAGACCACTGGATCAAGCGCACTGGGGTTTCAACGTCAGTTAACCCCGCAGATGTGGCAGATGGTGATGGAATTATCTCCGATCATCTACAAAAGCCGTTTATTTGGGGTCAGCAGCCCGGAACAGGCCGCGGTGATCATGCTCAAGGGATTTGAACTGGGGATGGGACTGACCGCCAGTTTCGAGTTTGTCCAGGTTGTTCTGGGTAAGCCGGGATTGTCCCCACGGGGAGCCCTGGCGCTGCTGGTCAATCATCCGGAAATCACAAAAATTGATGTCAAACGGTTGACCAAGACTGACGGCAGTTTCTACGGGTACGAGTGTACGATGGTCCGAAAGAACGGATTCCAGTTCACCGCACAGTTCACGATGGATGACGCCAAACGGGCCGGAGTTGTGAAAGTAGATTCGGGCTGGGCAACCTACCCTGAAAACATGTGCCGATGGCGGGCAATCGGATTTGTGGCGGATATGGTCGCCCCGGATATCATTTGCGGTATGTCGGCCATGATGAAAATGCCGGAAGAATATGGCGCAGCAATTGATGACAGCGGAAACATCATCGATGCCGTTGCGCAGCCTGCCTACACAACCCCGGCAGTCGTAGACGTGCCCCCACAGCAGCCGAAAATCAGCCTGGATGACCTGCTTTCCATGTTTGGAGCTGAGGCCATCCTGACAGCGAATGAAGGCAAAATTCCGGGGACGGATGACGAAATTGCAGCGGTTGCCGCAAAAATGGCCGGTGCAAAATGACCGCCCCAGCAATTGATCACCTAAGCTATTCCAGCATCACGTTGTATCTGGATTGTCCGGAAGCCTGGCGGCGCAAGTACATTCTCAAGGATCCGGTGAAATCCTCTCCAGCCCTGGTGGTTGGATCCGCGTTCCACGGCACGGTTGAGCGCCTGGTGCAGGTCACCGATGGGGATGTAGTCAAAATCTGGGATGAGGAATTCAAGAAAGCGACTGCGAAGGATGCCGTCGAGTGGGGTCTGGATACTCCGGAACAGCATTACAACGATGGGCTGCGGATGCTGACTCACCCAACCATCAAAACCGCGATTGCCGATATCCACCCAGGGCAAGATGAAGCCGGGTACAAAATCGAACGCAAAGTGGAGCTGCGTGTTCCGGGCGTACCGATTCCGGTCATTGGTTACATCGACGCTATTCTGGATGACGGCACCCCGGCAGATTTCAAAACGTCCAAAATGAGCTGGACAGAAGCAAAAGCCAGTGATTCACTGCAAACCCTGTTTTACCTGGCGGCGATGAACCAGATGGGAATTCCGGTCAACTGGAAATTCAAGCACCTGGTGTTCGTGAAAACCAAGGAACCAAAGTTCCAGATGCTGGAACACAGCCACAAACCGGCTGAGATTTTCTTCCTGATGGATATCGTTGCCCGGGTATGGAAGGCCATCGAGCTGGATGTGTACCCGATCAACCCGACCGGCTGGCGCTGTAACGAACAATACTGCGACTTTTTTGCCAACTGCAGGGGAAAGTATCAAAAATGAGTGAACCTTCCACCGCCCGCCAGTTTGTGCATAAGCCGTGTCCTGGACGACTGGAACGGCTGTACAACCAGCTCATTGTCCCTGCAGGGGATACCGGTATCCTCAAGGGACAGCTGGCCAAACTGGCGGGGGTGAAGGACGCAGACGGACTGCTGGCATCGTTGGAGTTTGCCGGATTTCTGGTGAGTGAAGATGATGCCGGCAGGATTTATCCGTTTTCTGGAGGTTGAAATGCAACAAACAACGCTGTTTACCGTAGGGAAGTTTCAGAAAAATCAATGCAGCGTGCGGGTCGAAAATAATGGTCTGATTGTCAAAACCCCGTTCCACCGGGTTATGGTCGATATGATCAAAACCCTGCCGAGTACAGAGCGGCGGTTTGATCCGAATGAAAAATCGTGGGTGGTCAACCCGCGGCATGAGAACCTGGTGCTGAGCTGGATTGACGCCTATTTTGGCGAACAACCCATCGTGGAACGCTGCGCGGCAGTGTCGGGAATGCCCCAGTCCAGCATGAATATTTTAGAGGTCCATTATCTGGCCACCGCGAAAGATAAGGGTGGGGATGAACGGATTGCACTGGGCATGGACGCGGGGAATACCTGGTCGTTTGTGTTCCCCGAATCGGTCCTGCGGGCGTGGTTCTGTGCGGACACCAACCCGACCGAGGCACTGACACTGTACGGCCTGCTGGGTATCCGTCAGGATGCAGCTCCGGACGCGATCAAGGCGGCATACCGGCGCATGGCGTTGACCTGGCACCCGGACCACTGCAAGGAAATCAACGCGGCGGATGTGTTCCTGCGGGTGAAGGAAGCCTATTCCATACTGAGTGACGCGGGGAAACGGGGGCGATATGACGCCGGACTGGCACTGGAACGCAGTCTGAACCGCAACAAACAGCAGGATACCGGCATCAACGATATCAGCGGTTACCGCGCCCCGCTGCGCTGCGGGATGATTCTGGCAGAGGGTGCGGTCAATCTGGGTAGATTTCACGTTACAAAAATTTTAGCCTGGGAAGACATTATTAATGGTTTTGGCCAGACACTGGTCAGCAGCTGGGTGTACGGGGATAAAACCCCGACAAAGATTTGGGCGTAAGGAGATTGAAATGGACTCGATGATGATTGATTCGGAGAAAGTAAACAAAGGGTTGGTTGCCCTGGTGGAATCGCTGAGCGCGTACATGGGTGTGGATGCTCGTGTGGAAACCCGCATGGTGGTGTTCAGTGCGTCCCCCGCATTACTCAGTATTGTAGGGCAGCTGGTAGGCAAGGATGAAATTGCGCCGGTTGTCCCCGCGCCTGAGCTGGTCCAGCCGGGGCCGCTGCAAAGCCGCATCCGGAAGGAACCGGTCAAGGTCGATGATCAGCCGGAATCTGATCGTCTTTGCTATTGCGGAAAACCCCTGCAGGGGAAAGCGAAAAGCTGCGGTGAACCAGAATGTGTCAAAAAGCAAAAAGCCGAGTACATGAAAAATTACTGGGCGGAATATTCGAAGAAGAACAAGCCCGGCAAAGCGGTTGAATCGGTCGAAAAAGAAGACGAAGACCCCGCCCCTTTCGACCCGTCCGAGAAAAAAGCAGGTCAACCATAACCGCGAAATACAAATGCCTGTTGTGCGGGAAGCCATACAAATTTTGCACTTGTACCTGCACCTGGTGCGGGAAACCGCTCTACAGTCAGGATCAATACGGTGAATGGAATCATCACATCTGCGGCAATCGCAGAGTAGCGAATGTGAGGTAAGAAAATGGGTATCAGGACGATTGATAACATGACATTCGGACGAATGAAAGCGACGATTCAAATTCTCAGGGGAGAGATTGAATTTTTGCGTGAGGAGCTTGCGGATCACCTTCATACTGGGGAACTCAGCCAGGCATCCGAGTTGGATCTAAGAGACGAGAAAAAATGCCTGATTGAGGAAGTTGGCGAACTGCGGGTTAAGCTGGCTGAGGCTGAGCAGCGGATTGCCGAACTGGAATCAGGCGATGATGGAATCACCTCAGCCTGTGATGAGATGTTGGCCGCGCTGGAGGCGAAAGTCGCGGCACTGGAAGCAGCTGGCTGGCAGAAACCGGGGACTACTGCCCCCGTCACCGGCAATTATCTGGAACTGGGAGAATTCAGCAACGGCATCCGCGGGTACATGATGGTCCACCGGCGACAGGCGGGGTATGTATTTTTTACCCGGCATATCTACATTCCGGAGAGCGTGGAGGTGCAGGGATGAGTGTCATTACTGAGTTATCCAATGTCTATCTTTCCATGCTGGAAACAGTAAGCACTGAATTGGCAACGGCGCGGGATCGGATCGGTAACCTGGAACGGATGGTTACTGATCGTGATACACAGATCGTGTACTTACGAGAGGATGTTATCAAGGCACAGAATAAAGGTATTGAATGGTATCCAAAGAGTGAAAAACCGGAGCGGTGGCCGGTGTTAGTTGAATACCGAGACGTATGCGAGGACCGTTCGATAGATGTATTTGACGGCGAAATGCCACCTCTTGTAATTCGTTGGTGCTATATCCCAGAGGTGTCAAAATGAGCGACAAAATCACCTGCCCGGTTTGCGGGGAAGAGATGGAAAACATGGATCACTATGACGGTGAGCTGTTTTATTCATGCTCAAACGGAAATTGCTCCATGCACAGTTGTTTAGCGTCTGAATCTGAATTGGAGCTCCGTCCAGTTGATACAGCCCTGCGAGAACGCATCGTCGAGCTTGAAGCCTATTGTGACAAGCTGGCAGCCGGTCTGCCTGAGGGAATGTTGCCGAAGGATGTTGAAAACCTGCGTGAGGCAAACGCGATAATGGCTCAGCAGGTACACGATTTGAAGGCGCGGGTGACGTGGAAGCGGGCACTGAAAGTGACACCGCCGCTGAATTGCTTTGTTTTGGTAAAAGATTGGCATGGCATCATAAAAACTTTGTTTGAAAAATCAGGAGACCAGATTTTATACTTGACCAGCGATGGATGTGGATATCACAGAACCACGTCTAATACCTGCTGGACTGAATATCCTGACATGCCAGAGGTGCAACCATGACCGTCAAATGCCGAATATGTTGGTTCAAACTGGCACCGATGGAAGACGACCCGTGCGCAGTTTGCGACGGAACAACGCACTTCGTCTATGAATTAGATGACCGTCCCTGTGAATCATGTGACAACAAATCACTGGATACAGACTCTCCATCATGTAAACACTGCTGGCGTGGGGACCAGTACAAAGCGAAACCTGTTGAGGTGAAATCATGAAGAAAATCCTTTTCATCTGTGTTCTGATTGCCGTAGTCGGGCTGCTGGCGTACTACACCCTGATAGGACTGGCGTGGACGCTGGTCGGGCAGCCGGTGGGGATTGTCCAGGTAGAAAACGACCTGACACCCCTGCCGCTGCCAGATGGACTGGCGGTCAATCTTCCGGATGTTGGGTATCGGTATCTCAACACGCCGGTCATCATCAAAGCAACAACCGATGTGCCGGATGCCAAAGAAACGGGGTTACGGCCCGCGGGATGCTGGCAGTATAACGAACAAAACGCCTGGTGGATCCGAGAGACGTGTGAGGTGAAGAAATGACAGACAGCAAATCAATCGTAATTGGCAGTGTTCGCCAAATTGCCAACCAGACCGGAAAAAGCCTGGCCGAGACCTTCATCGGTGTGGATTGCGTCATCGTGGTGGACACATCCGGAAGCATGGACCGAAACGACAGCCGGGGCGGGAAATCCCGCTATGCAATCGCCTGTGAGGAACTGGCGGGGTTACAGGCGAACATGCCGGGTAAAATCGCGGTTATCGCGTTCTCATCTAATGTTCTATATTGCCCGTCCGGTGTTCCAACCTATTTTGGAGGAACAACCGATTTGACCGGAGCGTTGAAATTCGTGCGGGTAGCGGATACACCGGGGATGCGCTTTATTGTCATCAGCGACGGTGATCCGGATGATAGTCTGGGAGCGTTGACGGAAGCCAAGAAGTTCAAAAACAAAATTGATACGATTTATGTCGGTCCAGAAGGAGACCGCTCTGGTTGGGAGTTTTTACAGCACCTGGCAAAAGTCAGCGGCGGACAGGCTGTTACAGCCGACCGGGCGAAGGAACTGAAAGCAAACATCGAACAGATTCTGTTGCACGCATAGCAGGTAAACCATGACACTGCTGAATACATTGTTGAATTCGGGGATACTGCCCCATGATGCACAGATTCTGGCCAACGAGTTTGGATCCGTGCCCGAGGATCTGTTCCTGGACGGGTTGGAGACGATTGCCCGGCGCCTGGCGTTCAATGAGCCACCCGGGCTGGTCGTTCCCCCGTCCGAGCCATGGGCGACTGTCCACCAGTCTATGCTGCTGATCGGAGACCCGGAAACCGCGTTTCTAACCGCGCTGGCAACCTGGTCAACCCCGGTACAGGTGGCGCTGAGCGGAGCGGTCAACGTGCGCAAGCGGGATCTGCTGGCATGGCAGAATCAATCCGCATTACAGCCTGGCAAGCGCAAAAAGACAGCGGATTACCTGAAAATCATGCGCAATCTGGGTTATAAATTTGCAACGAACATCTGCACCAACGATATCGAGGTGAACGGCGAACCGATCACCGACAGCCGGGCAGCAGAAATTCGGGGCAAGTTACGAGATGCTGGAGTATGGGAGGTAAACGTGGCTGAAGATGTATATATGGCGGACGCCTGGCAGCACCGCTATCATGCGATTAAAAATTACCTGATGGGTCTAAAATTCGAGGGGGGAGACCCGATTACCGAGGTCGGCAATTGTTTCCAGGACGAGTACGGCATGTTCCAGACATGGCTGCGCCGGTGGTTAATTGGCGCTGTGGCGCGGGTGATGGCAGGGGAGCAAAACCGGGTGCTGGTCCTGGACGGTGCCCAGGGTATCGGCAAAGACTATTTTGCCCGCTGGTTATGTTCCAGCCGGTCGGAATATTTCTACGAGGGACCAATCATGCCGGATGATAAGGACTGCCGGTTACGGCGCATGTGGACGTGGATCTGGGATGTGACCGAGTTCGGAGCCACCAGCCGACGGGCGGACCGCGACGCGCTGAAGGCATTTATTACTACTCAAGAAGTTCGGGACCGCAAACCCTACGGACGGTACGATATCCGGGGGACGGCAATGAGTTCGTTTGTGGGAACGGTCAACAACGAGATCGGCATCTTGACCGACCCGACCGGCAACCGGCGATTCATGATCTCCCATCTACTCAGTATTGATTGGAGCTACACCCGGATTGATGTGGATCAGCTCTGGGCGCAGGCCTACGAACTGTACATGAGCGGGGAATCGTGGAACCTGGTGGGCGCTGAGCTTGTCCGGGCGGAGGAAATTAACGAATACTACCAGACGGTGGACGTGGTCGAGGAGACGATCAAAAAACTGTTCACGATTGACCCGGCCAACACAACCACCTGGTTGAGTACGGTGGATATTCTCGAAACCCTCAAAGACCCGATTCGGGGCAATCTGCGGGCGGGGACTGAGGTGGACGCCAGACGGTTAGCGGCTGCATTAACCAAGATGGGGTTGGGGAAGCCTGGCCAAAGAAAGGTTAATAGTCAGATTGTTAGAGGCTATTATGGTATTCAGAAAATGCCAACTATCCCATAGAGAAAGGATTTGGTTAACAGGTAACAGCATTAACATCAAATTCCATTAAATACCCCTACAGTATATAGGGTGGGGGTATTTAATGCAAAATGCCGTTAATGCTGTTAACCGTTACCTTTTTAGGAGCTGAAATTATGACGATTTATCAACAAGCCTTAAGTTTTGTCCTGTGCGGCATTGGTGTTATCCCGGTGCGGTATAAGGATAAGAAACCCGATCTAAGCAAAATACCTGGGTGGGAGGCCTATAAAACTACCCTGCCAACACAGGCGGAATTGGAACAGTGGTTTTTGCACTCGCAGTTAAATAACTACGGAGTTTTAGCTGGTTGGACCGGGTTGACGATTTTGGATTTTGACGACGCCAGTGAATATCTGCGCTGGCAGTCATGGTGTACGAAAGTGGGCGGGCAGGCTGGTTATGTTTCCCGGTTTGCGTTTCAAGTTTTGACCAGTCGGGGAGTGCATGTGTATATCCGTCTCCCACACCAAGAACGAAACCGAAAACTTGGTGATAAAGGCAAACTTGAAATCAAAGCAAATGGGTATGTTTTAGGCCCAGATTCAACCCACCCAAGCGGAGCGGTTTATACGCCATTGCGGGATGTATGGAATTTTCCGATGGTGGACGCGCTGAGTGATGTTCTTCCAACGGCATTGTTGATTCAGGATGCGGCAAAAGTAACCAATACTCAGTCACAACCGGCAGCTCCAGCTCAGCCGGTGGATCCATGGGCGGCGGCGATGAACCCGAAACTGTATTCGACCAAAAACAGCAGCAGCGGGGATGACCTGGTGACGACCATCCGCAAGCATTTCAAGTGTGAGGATTTTTTGGCTGATATGCGCCAGAGTGGATCTCACTGGATGGTGGGGTTGTGTCCGCTGCATGATGACCAGTCGTCTTCTTTCTGGTTGGACACGCAGAAACAAATCTGCGGGTGTTTTGCGGGGTGTACGCCCAAGCCGTTGGATGTGATCAACCTGTACGCCAGGCTGAACGGGTTGACGAATGTGGATGCGATTCATGCGTTGGGGATGCTGTTACCCTAATACTGAGTAGGTAAAAGTCCGAACTGAAAATGAGGTATTTTATGGCAGAAGAAATTATCAGATGCAAACGATGTGGAAACGAACTGGGCCGGGCCATAATTGTGGATAAAATCGAGCTGTTTGAATATGGTGGGTTGATATTGCGTGAAGCCCGCGGGCGCTGTAAAAATTGCGGGGAGCCGTTTTACTACTCGGTCTCTGACCGGGCGCTGGAACAGCTGCTGAAAACGATGGTAAATGTGGAGGTACATGAATGAATGATAGCGATTATCTTCTCGCGCTTGAAAGTGCAAAGAAAATGGCGGTGCAGCATGGGAAAACAACCTATGTTTTTGACGATCAGAATATTGTTATCACAAATGGATTCAACGATGACGATAACATAAAAATGTTTGGAAAACTTGTTTTGATTGCCACTTGTTCTCCTGATGGGAACGTTGATCTGCGGGGGAAACTTGCAGAAATCAAGAAGCAGGGTGATGAAACAAATTATGATCATAATTGTTTAGCATGAACGCTGTGCACCCCGTTCTTACCAGTCTGTTCCCGTAGAGTCTTAAGTGGGAACACCCTGACAGGGGTTGGTATAATAGAGTTAATCACATATTGGGATTCCGGAGTTTACCGCCCGGCGTATAGCCAGAAATGGAATGCGCCGGGATTTTGTTTTTAACGATAGAGGTATGAGTGGTAAGGCCAAAAGGGTTGACGAACAGGCAGCAGTTATTTATCGAATATTATCTTCAAAGCTGGAACGCCTGCGACGCGGCGCGGAAAGCGGGGTTCAGGCACGCTGACAACCTGGGTGCCCGGCTGGTCAAAAATCCGGATATTAAAACGGCGATTGACGAGCGGATGAGATCCATCCAGATGCAGACGGATGAGGCACTGGTGCGCCTGACACAGATGGCGCGGGGCAACCTGGCAGATTTCATCACCATCGAGCAAATACCGCTGAACCGGCGCGGAAAACCAGTGCTGGATAGTGCCGGCAATCCAGTCATGGGGGAGACAGTCAAGGTCAATTTTCAGGCAGTCCGGGAGCGCGGGTATCTGATCAAATCGCTGACCTATGACCGCTCCGGGAATCCAAAACTGGAGATGTACGACGCCCAGGGCGCACTGGTCCAGATTGGCCGGGCGCATGGGCTGTTTACCGACCGGGTAGAGGACGTGAAAACCCCTCAGGTAGTTTTGTACATGCCGGATAACCAGCGGGATACCCCAAAACCTGAGTTACCAGGGGAGCCACATGAGTGACAGCATCCGTCCCCAGGCAGGACGGCAAGAGCAGTTTTTATCCACCCCGGCTGATATCGCCATCTACGGCGGGAGCGCGGGCGGTGGAAAAACATGGTCCCTGCTGATTGAACCGTTGAGACACATGAGCAACGGCAATTTTGGCGCGGTCATATTCCGGCGTTCGTATCCGGAGATAACCAACGAAGGCGGCCTGTGGGATGAGAGCAAGCGAATCTATTCCCAGCTCAACGGGCGGGATGTAAAGGGAGACCTGTACTGGCGTTTTCCGAGCGGGATGCGGGTATCGTTTGCGCACCTGCAGCACGAGGACACGGTGACAGACTGGCGCGGGGCGCAGATTGCGCTGATCGAATTCGACCAGCTGGAAACGTTTACCCAACATCAATTTTTCTATATGCTCAGCCGAAACAGAACCATGTGCGGCGTGCGGCCCTACATCCGGGCGAGCTGCAACCCGGAGCCGGGCTGGCTGGCCGACTTTTTGAGCTGGTGGATTGCGGAGGACGGTTACGCGGATCTATCCCGTGCTGGACAGGTGCGCTGGATGGTCCGGCGAGGGGATGACCTGTACTGGGGTGATTCCAGGGATGAAATAGAAACGCGGTTCGGTGTGGACTGCGGCGCGTTGTCGGTGACGTTCATCCCTGCGACCGTGTTTGACAATAAAGTGCTGCTGGCCAGCAACCCGGGTTACCTGGCGAACCTGCGATCATTGCCACTGGTGGACCGTGAACGGCTGTTGGGGGACAGCGCCAGAGGTGGAAACTGGAAAATCAAGCCCGCGGCGGGCAAAGTTTTCAACCGGGCGTGGTTCAGGGTTGCCGATTCCATCCCTGCCGGTGGCGTGGTGTGCCGGCGTTGGGACTTTGCCGCGACGGAAAAGCAGCTCAACAAATCCGACCCGGATTACACGGCCAGTTGTTTGATGCTCAAAGCGGACGGTGTTTTTTATGTGCTGGATGTGACCGCTGAACAACTGCCGCCCAGCAAGATTGACAGCTATTACGAAAACATCACCCGGCAGGACGCGGCGCGGTGCAAGCTGGAAAAGCGGCAATATTTGTCCAGGTGGGAGCAGGAGCCGGGGAGCGCTGGCAAGCGGGAGAGCTGGCGAATGACCAAGCGAATGGCGGGGATTGATGCCAAGGGGATCGCGTCCAACCAGGACAAACTGGTGCGAGCCAAACCGCTGGCCACCCAGACCGAGACGGGCAACGTGTATCTGCTGCCGGGCGCATGGAATGAGCGGTTTCTGACCCACATGCACGGACAGCCGGAACTGCCGCACGATGACATCATGGACGCGGCAGCCGGTGCGTTTGAAGATTTGACCCACGCTGTTGTCCGCAGCGCGAACAGTTATCAGGGATAAAAATAGAGGTAGGAAATGAGTGACTTAAAAAAAGCGTTCGATGCCATCACGGCCAAACAGAAACCGCTGACCCAACTGATCAACTATTACCACGGCGAACAGCCGATGGTGTACACCAGCAAACGCCTGGTGGATGTATTCGGCAGTGCCATGGAAGACTTCACCGAGAACTGGTGCGGGGTCGTGGTAGACAGCATCAAGGAGCGGATGACCCTCAAGGCGTTTGACGCTGGCGCTGCCCAGGCTACGCTGGATAAAATCATTGAGGCCAACCAGCTCTATCTGGAGGCTGCCGACCTGCACGAGATGGTACTGGCTGCCGGTCATGCCTATCTGCATGTCTGGGACGAAGGCAACGGGGTAGAAATTTACTTTAATGACCCGAGACAGTGTGTTATATTCTACGACCCGCAACGCCCGCGGATACGGACCTACGCGGCCAAACTTTGGACGGATGAACGGGCACACATCACGCTGTATTACCCCGACCGGTTTGAATACTACATCAGCCGGGGAAAAGGAACGGATGTAACTGAAGCTGGAGCGTTTGAACTGGATACCAGCATCAGCGAGACCGGAACGGCGGTCAATGAAACTGGCGGCATCCCGCTGTTTGAGTTCTGCGGCAACCGGCAGAAGAAATCTGATCTCTCCAATGTGATCAAAATCCAGAACGGGATCAACAAACTGCTGGGGGATATGATGGTGGCGGCAGAGTACGGCGCGTTTCGACAGCGCTGGATTATCAGCAATTCGGATATCACTAAATTGAGAAACGCACCCAACGAAATCTGGAATCTACCGGGTGGGGATGGGGTTGGCCAGCAGACGCAGGTGGGCGAGTTCAGCCCAACAGACCTGGGCAACTACCTGAACGCCATCGACCGGCTGGCAGGAGATATCGCCAGGGTAACCCGATTGCCGAAGCACTATTTCTACAGCCAGGGCGGGGATCCGAGCGGTGAGGCGCTGATGGCCATGGAGGCCCCGTTGATCAAGCGAGTGAAATCCAGAATCGAACGGATTGAACCCACCTGGCAACAGGCAATGGCGTTTGCGCTGCAATGCGCAGGGATTACCGGTGAGGCCAAACCCATCTGGGACTCGGTTGAGAGCGTCCAGCCAGTGACACAGGCAGACATCCGGGTAAAGAATAAATCTGCCGGCATTCCACTGCGCAGCACCTTACGCTGGGAAGGGCGGAGTGATCAGGAGATTGCCGACGTGGAAGCGGATATCGTTGCCGAACAAACCGCGGCGAACAGCAATCTGGCCAAGGCACTGCTGGAACAGCAACGGCAGTTTGACCAGGGGAATGTTGACCAGGGGAACGGGGTTGTATGAGCAGCGGCAGCACCCCGCAGGTGATCGCCCGGCTCAACGAGTTCCGGAGTGAATTGAACGCCGGGGAAATCAGCCAGTTCGGTGAGATGACCCGGCGCTGGCGGGATGTGGAGCGCGGGATGACCGACAAGCTGCAGCTGCTGCTGGATGATATTGCCGCCCGGCAGGCACGCGGGGAGACTGTCAGCCAGTCCAAATTATTCCAGATGGAGCGTTACCAGGCACTGCTGGCACAGACCCATACTGAGTATAAAAGTTACAGCCGGTGGGCGGCGGAGATGATCGAGCGCAAACAGGGGGATTTGGCCGCGTTTGGCATCCGGTCGGCAACGGACCTGATTCGGGCGCAGTACATGGACGCGGGGATGGTCGGAGCGCGGTTTGATATCCTGCCGGTGGAAGCGATCAACGCAGGAATCGGGTTTGCGGCGGACGGCACTCCATTGAAAAAGTTATTGACTGACCGGTATCCGGATGCAGCAGCAGGGATGACCCGGCAAATTATCGACAGCCTGGCGCAGGGAATCAACCCGCGGGAGACCGCGCGGTATCTGAATGCGTTGGGGGCGGGGTTACAGCACAGCCTGGTGGTGGCACGAACCGAACAGATTCGGGCGTACCGGCAGGCAACCAGCGAGCAGTACAAAGCGAGCGGGGTGGTAAAAAGCTACCGGCGCAATGCAGCAAAACAAGAAAGAACCTGCCTGGCGTGCCTGGCATTGGATGGGAAAATACAGGCGACCGAGGATCTGTTTGAAAACCATCCGTGCTGCAGGTGCTTTATCACGCCGGTGATTGATGGTCTACCACCGGTGGAGGTGGAGAGCGGGGCGGCGTGGTTTGCCCGGCAGGATGACGCTACACAAAAATCGATGATGGGGGAGGAACGATTTGCGGCATGGAAGGACGGCCAGTTTGGGTTCGGAGACCTGGCAAAGGTGCATGAGCATGAAGTATGGGGTCCAACGGTGGGGATTACACCTTTGAGCGAGCTGGTGGCAGGTAAATAAAAAAATCCCCCGGAAAACCGGGGGTGATTGTTATTATTTGTCTTTTTTATTTGATAACGCCTGTCCACTTTGCCGCGCCGTTGCGGATCAGATAGGAAACCAGTTCGCTCCATGAACCATTACCTTTGACAAACGCCGTTACCTCGTGCCATTTCCGGGCTGCATCCTGTACCATGATCTGAAACCCCCAGCGGCCATCGGGGAGCTGGCAGATGTTAAAATATTTGTTGTCTTTAGTGCGCCAAGTTTGGTACGCGCCGGTTTTGCACAACGTATCCCGGATTGCCTCGGCGTCTGTGCCGTGTCTAATCACAGCGTGTTCGTGCTGGATGACTCCGGGGAGCGCAGCAAACACTGCATTGAGTTCGCTTTGCATGGATATATCCCACGCGGCGGTTTGTGCGATTGGCAAAATTAACACCGCCACAGCCAGCAAAATCAATCCAACGAATGAAACTTTGATGGTCGCGATGGTGTTTGGCATTTATTCCTCCTGTGCTAAACTTTTGATCACAAAAATAAAATCTTCCATGGTCATCTGGTCGGTCGAACCGGCCACGGCCCGGAGCATATCGATGGTTTGTTCGTCCTTTGTACCGCAAACCGCCTGTGTGTTTGCAGCATCCCGTGTCTCGTCAGTCACATGACCGACAAGAATCAAGTCCAAAAAAGCCTGCCATAAAATTTCCATTGTTACTCCTATTCGCGTATATCCCCAGGTGCGGGGAAGGTTGCTTTATTTCTTCGGTCTCCCTGCTTTGCTCCGCTGCACCCCTACCAGGTCCGCTCGTTTGATAAGCAGCAGTCGCTTACCAACTCTCTTTGCGGGTAATTTTCCGGTCAGGACCATTCGCCGTACTCCTGAGTCTGTTATACCCAACAGCGCGGCTACCTCAGCGGTTGTTAAAAATCCATGCCGTCCGTCCGTGCTTTATCTTCTTCGTCAAGCTGTTTCATTCATTCCTCCTTATTTGTTTGATGTATCTATAATATCACGTTAGCGTGATATATACAATCCCCCAATATATAAAGCGGCGAAAATATTATTTAATGTTCTATTGTTCTATTTTTGGGATAAAAAAAAGGGCAGCCTGGGGAGCTGCCCGACCGACAAAGGAGATCTCAGGACAGAGACGCTGCTGAAACAAGAGACGAGATCAGTATAGCACGGGGGGCAAGGGAGGCTCAAGGGAATGAGATTAGGATCATAATTGGACACATCCCTTACAGCCCATGTTATACTGAGTATATAACTGAATAGGGAATTTGGAGTTTACCGCCCAAGATGCACAGATGTGTGTCGGGCGGTTTTTGTTTTTAACTTACTGTTTGGAGGGCGTATGAGTTGGTTATCGTTAGACGTTATCAAAACTGTTATTGGTCCGCAGATTGCCGCATTGATCGGTTTGATCGCTCTGCAGGTGCTGCTGGCCTGTGCGCTGGCGGTCCGCCAGAAGAAATTTGCCTGGAGAAAACTGGCAGATTTTTACCGTGTCATGGTCCTGCCGATGCTGATCGGCTGGCTGGGATTTGTTGTCCTTGCCCGGCTGGCGAGTGAGGCCATTCTGGGACCGGAGTACGGCATGTTGGCAGGGAATATGGTGAGCTGGTTAGCCTGGCTGGCAGTGGTCGCGAGTTTAGGCGGGCGGATTGTTGATACAGCCAAGGAATTATACGGCAGCCGGTTACCGTTCACTGCGGGCAGTGGAGATCCGAAATAATGAGCGCACTGCCACCAGCCAGTATCTGGCTGCAATTCACCATTATCGCAATCATCGTGCTGGTCATTTCCCTGCTTGGGATTGGTTTGTACAAAGGCTGGAAGGAATTCACCGACTGGCTGACCAAACAAAATTCGCTGAGGGAAAAAGAACGCCAGACCCAGCGCGATTGGGAAAGCGCAGAGCAAACCAAGCGCGAACTGGCACAGGATAAACGGGACGAGGTCTGGAGAGCCTATTTCACAAAAATGCAGACTGCCCAGGATGAACAACGGGCCGAGGACCGCAAAATTCTCGGTGAACTGGTCACCACGATGAAGGAACACGACAACTGGGCACGGAAAACATTGGGACGGTTTGAGGTCGTAGAGGGTGAGACGCCCATCACGATTAAGCGACGGAAGTAGGAGGCGAGATGCCGGACGGAAACAATCAGCAACAGCAACAAAATGATGAGCAAAAACAGCAGCAGCAAAATCAACAACAGCAACCTGCTGGCTTCGAGGCCTGGTTATCCAAACAGGATGATGCTGTCAAGCAACTTTATGAAACCCATACGCATGGGTTGAAAAACGCGTTGGATACTGAGCGGTCCACACGGGCGGATCTGGAAAAACAGGTGAGAAACCTGGCTAAAAGCGCAGAGGCGGGAAGCCAGACGCAAACCCAGTTGACCCAGTTGGCCGACAAACTCAGTATGGTTGAGCGTCAGAATCAGTTTTATGAGTCGGCCATGGCTCCGGAGATCGGGGTCAAAAACCCACGGCTGGCGTGGATTGCGGCGCAGGACGCAAAACTGATCGGTGATGACGGCAAAACGGATTTCAAGAAACTCAAGGAGCAGTTCCCTGAGCTGTTCGCAGAACCGCAAAAACCCCCACCCGCAAAGGGAAATGGGGGAAATGGTGCGGGCAATAATGCCGGGGCGTTTTCGATGGATACCTTCATTCGGAATCAAGCCGGAGTTAAAGGTTAAGAGGAGTGTGAATTATGCCTTATGACAATGTAATCAACCGGACTGATGCAGCCGGTACCATCCCCGTAGAAACCTCGTTGGAACTGATTAACACGGTTGCCAACGAATCCAGTCATGTGATGCGTCTCGGACGCCGGCTGCGGGATATGACCGTGTACGAAAATGATATGCCGGTGCTGAGTGCGCTGGCCACCGCTTACTTCCCGGATGGTGACACCGGTCTGGTACAGACCACGGAAACCAACTGGGAAAACGTCAAAGTTTATGCAAAAGACCTGGCGGTTTTAGTTCCCATCCCGAAGAACGTGCTCAACGATGCCCGGATTCCGATGTGGGACTCGGTCAAGCCGATTCTGGCGACCGCTGCCGGTAAAGCCATCGACAACGCGATTCTGTACGGCACCAATAAACCGGCTGCCTGGCCGACCGCGATTGTCACCGCGTCTCTGGCCGCTGCTCACAACGTATCCATTGCCGGGTTCCCTGACCTGTATGACGCCATCCTTGGCGAATCGGGTGTGTTCTCGAAGGTTGAAGTGGACGGGTTTGGTGTGACCGGCGCGATTGGTGCCCTGACCATGAAGGGCAAACTGCGCGGATGCCGTGACAGTGAAGGTCAGCCGATTTTCACCAAGGATCCGGCTGTTGCTGCCCAGTACAACCTGGACGGTTCACCGATCTACTTCCCGCTCAACGGAGCCGGTTCTGCCACCTACCCGCTGATCGTGGGTGACTGGTCGCAGTTGGTGTACGCCATGCGTCAGGATATGGAATTTGAAGTGTTCACTGAGGGCATCATTCAGGATGCCGCGGGGAACATTCTCTACAACCTGCTCCAGCAACGGATGGCCGCGATCATGATGACCATGCGTCTCGGTTTCGCACTGCCGAACCCGATCAACTGGGTGAACAGCGACAGCGCTACCCGGTATCCGTTCGCTCATCTGACTGCCTAACAGGAGGTCTGTTATGGGTTTGTATCCAAAAAATCTGAATGAATATGTGGCTTCCATGGGTATCCCGCGGGGGCCGTTATCGAAAGTCTACCTGGTAGACCCGGTCAACGGGTCCGACAGCAACAGCGGCACGAACTGGGGGGCACCCCTTAAGACGTTGACCGCGGCTGAGGATCTGTGTGTTGCCGACCGGCATGACGTTGTTTTGTTCCTGGCCGGTGACACTGCGGATAACCCCGCGGCTGCCATTGCCTGGGACAAAGATTACACCCACCTGATTGGCGTTGGCTGTGAGTTACCCGGTGTTGGCCAACGCTGCCGGGTTGTGGGCACCTCCGCGCTGGACCTGAGCCAGGTGATCACCGTCAGCGCCAACGGCTGTATTTTCAAGAACATCCAGTTCTACAACGGAAACGACGCGGCTGCCGATTCAGGCGCTGCCATTGTCTCCGGGGGCCGGAACCTCTTTGAAAATTGCTTTTTTGCCGGTATGGCCCATGCCACTCCGGGCGCGCGGGCGGGCTGCTACTCGCTGAATGTCAGCGGGGAGGAAAACGTATTCAAGCGCTGTTCGATTGGTCTCCAGACCATCATCCGCGCCCAGGCCAATACTGAGCTGCTGATCAGCGGCACTGCATGTTATCGCAATAAATTCATCCAGTGTGAACTCCTGAGCTGGTCCGTGACTGCCGGAAAACTGCTGGTGAAATTCGCAGCTGCTTCTGTGCCGTGGACTACCCAGTTTGAGGACTGCCTGTTCAACAATCTGGACATGAGCGCAGGCGGGGCGGACGGCGCGAGCATCGATAACGCATTTGGCGACAGTTCGAGCGCAAAACACCAGGTGATTCTGCGCGGCAAAAACCAGTTCGTTGGTTGCACCGGCGTTGCCGATACGCTGACCAACATCTGGAGCGCTGAACCTGTACCGGCAACCGGATTCGGTATCTCGGTCAACCCGGCTGCTTAACCATCAAAATTGGGCGGGGTGAAAATCCCCGCCAGGAGTACCTATGACTGCAACTATTTTAGAGAGCAAAGGCAGACTGGCGATCCAAATCACCGGTGAAAACGATACCGATGCTGCGGGTCTGGCCAACGTTGCCAATCCTGAGGGCGTTGCCCTGGTGATTACCAAGGCGGTCGTGCTGGTCAACACCCCATCAACCGGCGCTGCAACCCTGGGCATTGGATGCGGGGCGAGCGGTGCCAGTGTCACCACCCTGTTCAGCGCATTGACCGTCAACGGGGCGATCACCGGCAAAGCCTATAACGGCCTGAATCCAGCGGCCAACGCTGAGCTGGATGTGTGGGGCGCGAGCGAATATCTGACTGTAACCGGGTCCGCAGATACGTCCGGTCTGGACGCTACCCTGTACCTGGATTACGTCCACGCATAAGTGGGAGGGGATGAGATGACAGCGACAGCAGCACAAATCAGCCAGTTGCGCCGGATGGTCGCAGAAATTGGCAGTGGAACGTACAGTGACACCGAACTGGGTGAAGCGATTGAGCGTTACCCGGTGATGGATGAGCACAATGAATTACCGGTAGTGGGTGGAGAAATCAACACTGTCTGGGAAGCAACCTACGATTTGAACGCTGCTGCCGCTGACATCTGGACCGAAAAGGCCGGCAATCTGGCCAACCAACACGACTACAGCGCGGACGGCGGGAACTTCTCGGTCAGTCAAGCGTATCAGCAGGCCATGCAGATGGCCCGGCATTACCGTTCCCGGCGCAAACCGGCCACCATCAGCCTGATCACGGATGTGCAATCATGACGTTTGATGAGCGTACCCTGACATGGATGCGAGCAGCGCAAACAACCCACATGCAGGACGAGTGTTACCTGGTGCGGTTTGTGGAGACAGGCGCAATCGATGCCTGGGGACAGCCGATCATGACCAACACAGAGACCTACAGTCAGTGCGGGTTGAAACTACGACGGAGCTGGAGCGGGATGGGTGATGCGCAAGTTGAAATGATCGACGGAGAATTGCGGCTCCCCTCCAATACTGAGTTATCACAGATTGACCATGTACGGGTTATCCGGCGATATGGCGAGGATCCAGCGCAAGAGCTGACGTTCGAACTGGCCGGTGAACCCAAAGCGGGGCCGACCGGTATCCTGGTGGATGTACGCTACCGAGGCAGGACAGGAGCGGTGTGATGGCCGATGTAGATGTAGTTGTTACCTTGCGATTGTCTGAGGTGCTGTTAGAAGTGCAAAACGCCACCAACGAGCTGCTGACCAAAGCAGCGCTGCGGGTGGAGGAATACGCAAAACTCAACATCCGGACGAACGATCAGATTGATACCGGCTTCATGGTCAACAGCATCTACACGGTGACCAGCGACCAATCCGGATATGGATCTGCCAAGGCGAACGCTGAGGCACAGAAAACCAATCGAGACGGCGAGGTTATTGATCACGAGGGTGACATGAGCGATGAGGTTGCCCTGGCTCCCGGCGCGGTTGCCGGTGTGGTGGTAGGCGCGAAATACGCCATCTACCAGGAAGATGAAAAGCCGTTTCTGTATCCTGCCGGTGAGAAAACCGCGGCAGATATGCAGCAGTTGGGTAACCAATCGAGTGTGACCGGAGTGTACAAATGATTGATGTTGTTGCCCTGGTGCGAGATGTGACCATCCGCGAGACCCTGATCCGGCAAACGTTTGCGGAGCGGGTGTACGGCGGACATCTGCCACCCCAAAAAACGGCAGCGGATATGCCGATGCTGGAAATCCGACAACGGGGTGGGCGGTTGGACTACTCCAGCCGGGTGTATCAGGTCAGTATGCAGTTCAAGGCCTACGGGGCCACTGAACAAGCGGCAATGACTGCCGGGCGGAGTGTGGTGGATGCGCTGAATGACAAGCAGCATGTACACAACACCGTATTGTGGTCACGGCTGGAGGAAGGCACGATGCCCACCACGCTGCAGGAACCAGATACCGGCTGGTGGTTCTGTCTGGTGTTTATCCGATTTTTTATCAAGGAGTTGTAACTATGGCATACGCGAGTGCAGTTGCCTTAACAGTGAGTGAAATTAGCCGGGCGGGAAAAGCGTCTGAAAAGCCGCTGGTTACCCCGACCGCGACCCACGGAAATAAACTTTTGAACGACGGGAAAACCTTCCTGTATGTGATCAACGGCAGTGCCGCAGATATCACTGTAACCGTGGAAGCGCCAGGGAGCGTGGACGGGCAAGCGATTGCCGACCTGGTTGTGACCGTCAAAGCGACCGGGGATGCCAACGGCCTGGACAAGCAATTTATTGGACCGTTCACCAACACGTTCAATCAGAGCGATGGGTATGTGTGGGCGGTATTTTCGGCAGTGACCACCGTCACTACTGGGGCGTTCCGACTGGCGAACGCATAGGAGGATGGTATGGCAAATGTTGTGAGTGACATTATTTTGACCCCGGCGAAGATTTACAAATCCGCGCTGGGAACCACCGCACCGGCTGACAGTGTCGCTGCAGATGGCGCATGGCCCGCGGGCTGGACGCTGTTGGGCTGGCAGGAAACCCCGTTGAGCGCAAGTTATACCTGGGAAGAACTGGAATCCGATATTCAAGAAAGCCTGGCCCCGGTCAAGCGCTTCAAAACTAAAGAGGAACTGGTCCTCGAAACCACCCTCAAGGAACTGGATATGACCCAGTTGGGATTGGCCTGGAATGGGACTGTGACCCCAACCGCGGCATCAAGCGGAGTGTACGGCAAGGATGAGCTGACCATGGGCGGCAGCGCTGCCATGACTGAATATCAGTTCGGAATTGAGGGCAAGTATGTGGATGAGGACGGGGCCACGTTCCCGATCCGGATGCTAATCTGGAAAGCGACTGCCAGCGCAGGCGGGAAACTGGAATTTGGCAAGAGTGCCACCACCGGCATCCCGTTGAAAATCAAGGCGCTGGCGGATATGTCCAAAACGGACGGCCAGCGGCTGTTCAAGATGATCAAAATCCTCGAACCTGCGGGAGCATAACGCATGAGTGAAACAACCGTCGAACTGGGTGGGAAAGAGTACAAACTGCGACCGCTGCCGATTCGCCAGGCGCGGAAATTCCGCGAACAGTTGAAGTCGGTGCTGGGCAATCTGGCCACGGCGCTGGAGAGTGCCCCCGAAATCAAATTGAATGACGCTGAAACGCTGAATCAGTTGATGGGGCTGATCAAAGAGGTTGTGCTCAGTGCCCCGGATTTGGTCTGGGAAATTGTATGTGAGTACAGCCCGGAAATCGCGGCCAACAGCGAGGAGCTGGAGAACAGCGCGGTGGATGAAGAAATCATTGCCGCATTCGTTGAGGTGGTTAAACAGCTCTACCCTTTTGGCGGGATTTATCACCTGATTGGCCAACTGAAGCCGCAGACCTAGACGAACTGGCACTATCCCAATGGGGGCGGTGGGCTGATGAACTGGATCCAATCGAGGTCACACAGCTCACCGCTGCTTATATTCGCAGGACGCGATTTGAGGCATCCATACTGAGTATAGAGGTGGTCAAGGCATTGAGTCTGGCGTTGGATGGTTCGGGGGGCGGGGTGAGTGAAACTTCGCGCCCTTCGATGAACTCAGGGAGCGAAAGACGGGTCAGCGCGGCAGAATTTTTGAGAGAAACGCGGAGGCGATCATGATCACACTGGGTGATGCGGTCCTCTGGATTAGTGGAAATAACGACAAACTAAAACAGCAGCTGGCCGAAACCGGGACGATGGCCAAACAAACCACGTCCGGAATCGGCGCGGCGATGAAACAGCAGATGACGTTTGCGGTTGGGCAGATTATGTCCACCGGGATTATGGATGTGCTGAATAAAATTCAGCAATTCAACCAGCAGGCGCTGGCCGAGGCAATGGACGCTGAAAAAGTGGCGGCGCAGCTGGATGCGGTCCTGAAATCGACCGGCCAGGCAGCGGGGGTGACGGCTGAGGATGTGAACCGGCTGGCGAACGAATTCTCGCTGATGACCCGCTACGGGGATGAGGCGATTGTCACGGTGGAAACACTGCTGATTCAGACCGGCAAAATCGGCAAGGATGTCCTGCCGCAGGCCACCATGGCCGTGCTGGACCTGTCCACACGGTTGGGGATGGATGCTACCAGCGCGGCAAAGTTGATGAGCAAGGCTCTGGCCGGAGATGCCGAAGCCGTCAGTGCGCTCACCCGCGCGGGGGTGAAGTTTACCGCCCAGCAGGAAGAAACTTACAAATCCATTTTGCAGACCAACGGGGTTGCCGAAGCACAAAAATACCTGCTGGAACAGTTATCTGTGGCGGTTGGTGGGGCAGCCGAAGCGGAAGGGAAAACACTGGCGGGAGCACTGGAGCGGCTGAAAAACGCAGGCGGAAATATTCTGGAAGCGATGGCCACCCCATTTATTGACAATCTCAAGGTGTTGGTGGAATTTATTGTCACCCAGGTGGTGCCTGCAGTGCAAAAACTGGCTGAGGGAATCGGAAACCTGCCTGAGCCAGTTCAGTGGGTGCTGCTGGCGCTGGCCGGATTGGTCAGTCTGCTGGCACAGTTGGGACCGAGCCTGCTGGGCATTGTGGGGGTTGTCAGCATGTTTGGGACGGGTGGAGCGCTGGCAGGGGTTGGAACAGCGATTACCGGGGCATTGCCGGCACTGGGGGGATTAGGAGCGGCACTGGCCGCAATCAGCGTGCCGGTTCTGGCATTGGTCGGGGCCATTGGATTGTTGATTGTTGCCCTGTTGACACTCGGTCCGCAGGCGTGGAATTCGGTCAAGATGCTGGTTGAGATCCAGAAGGTGTGGGCACAGCAGATGGCGCAAAAAGCGCGGACATGGTTCAAAACTGTGGGCGTGTCGATTGTGCAGGGTATCGGGGATGGCATCCGAAGCGGCTGGGAATGGCTGAAAAAATCGGTCACTGACCTGGTAGGGAACATGGTCAAGACGGCGAAAAATGCGCTGGGGATAGCCAGCCCGTCGAAAGTGTTTGCGGATGAAATCGGGAAAAATGCCGCTCTCGGTATTGGCGTGGGATTTAAGTCTCAAATTGGATCCGTGAGCGGCATCATGCGGCAGAGCCTATCGACCCTCGGCCCCTCGACCCTTCGACAAGCTCAGGGGGCGATGGGGAGCGTACAAATTGGCCGGGTGGAATATCACGGGGCGTTCTCGCGGGATGAACTGGCACGATTGCGGGGTGAGAGTGAGAGTATTGCTGCCCGGACGATCATGGAGGCATTATGAGGTATCAAATCGGCACGAGCGCAGATCTGTTAAACAGCCTGGAACTGCTGGGATTACCGCTGCCAAACGCCAGCCCAGTGCGGTATGCCAAACGGGCGCGGATGGGGAACGGCGGTACCCGCGGGCTGGGGTGGTTGAGCTGTGAATGGCGCTGGGCAGCCATTACCCTGGATGAGGTTGCCGAACTGCGTACCTTCTGCAGCGGAGAGAGCGCGGCAGTCTATGTCCAGACCGGTGATGGCGAAGGGGACTACCCGGTCTACTCCGGGCGGGTGGTGTGGCCAGAAAAATGGGAGCGGCGCGGGGATGTGCTTCTCGACTTTACCCTGACCTTTGAACAGATGGTGGAGGTCGTGTGAGAGCCATACTGAGTGAGGAACTGGCGAAATTGCGGGCGGATGGGCAATTCAGCAAGCTCTATCTGGCCATTCACGAACCGGTGACGGTATTCAGCGCACGAGTCAACCAGACGTTCAGCAGCGTGGATAATGTGACTCAGGTGACGTATGACGGGGGTGTGGGCACGATTGCGGATGTTCTGGCTGGCATGACGCTGTGGGTGGGTTCTGCGTCCGGAGGGCGAGATTTGGGCGAGTGCCGGATCCGCAAAGCCGGGGATGCCACTACTCTGTATATTGGGGCGACCAGTGATATTGCCTGGGCGGATAACCTGTACCTGACTGTGGTGGATGAGTTCGGGTTGTGGGCCAAACGGGCGGTATTGACCGGCGATTTTGATTATTTGATGGATGAGGATATTGCCTACAGCAACCAGCATGAGGTGCGTGACCCAGTAGTTGTGATGGGCGCACCGGCTGCGGGGTTCACGTCTCCCAGCGCAGACACGGAGGTTAACCCATACCGGCCAGATTGGACTGGAGCGGTTTACAGTGGAAACTGGTACGGATACTACTGGGCCGGATTTACCTACGATGATACCGGCTGGCGGAGCGATTACGTTGGCGAGAGTGTGAGCATCCGCTTCTACGGCACCCAGTTTGCGGTGGTGTACTGGGCCTATACCGGAGGGACGCGGGGTAAGTTCAGCGTGTACATCGACGGTGCCTTTATCGAGGAAGTAGATTGCAGCACCTCAGCCGGATTGGAGACGTGGACGAGCGCAGCGATGACTGCCGGTTGGCACACGGTGCAGCTGGTCCACAGTGCGCTGCCGTCGATTTTTATTGACCGCTACATCCTGACCGAATCTATCTGGACGCTGGATATCGCCTGGGACGCCAGTGAGAGTCACGCACCGGGCAGCAGCGTCAGCAGTTATGCCTGGTCCGCACCTGGCGCACTGACCACCAGCGGGAGCGGGGCAACCTTTACCAGCCGATACCGAACGGCAGGCACCTACCGGGTGCAGTGTACGGTAACAGCGGCCAACGGGGCCAGTTCCACCGGCACACGGTTTGTGTTTGTATATGATTCAACCCATCCGCCTGTGACGGATTTTGAGGTGAATACGATTGCGGGCAACCGGGATGACGGCGGCTGGTATGCGGATCTCCGCCTGCACCAGTCGGCAACAGTGCGTGAGGGGGCGTTATGCGTGTTGTTTGCGGAGGACTGGTACGGCACATCTGCCGGCAGTCTGGGACCGGTGAGCGGGCGTGAAAACGTGCTGATGTGGGGATGGATGCACACTGGAGGCGTGGAGCTGAGCGCGGACGGTGGCCGGGCGAAAATGCGAATCGAGGGACCGGCAGCGCGGATGGAACGTCTCGGTCAGCAGCCGGTGTGGATCCGCGATTTCTATTCGGTCGAGGGGGATGACGGCGGCGGGGTACGGTGGACGCGGTTCACCAACCTAAAAATTGATGACTACATCTGGCACCTGCTGCACTGGCGG